AATGCGTACCAGCGCACTTTGAGCGATTATCAAAATAACGTAAATTCACAAATCACGCAGATTTCAAGCGGTATTGAGTTAAAAGTAACAGAGGCTATGAATAGCCTTGACGGCGCAGAACTGGTGAGCCGTATCAATCTAAGCCCAGCATGGACACGCATTGACGGCAAATTATTGCATGTTACTGGCGACGCATTATTTGATAAGAACATCATTACCAAAGGCATGATACAGGCTGGTGCCGTTACTGCTGATAAAATGCAAGTTGATAGTCTATCAACTATCACGGCTACTATTGGCACATTGCGAACTAAAACGAGTGGCGCAAGGGTTGAAATTAGCGATGACTTAATTCAAGTATTTGATGAAAACAATCAGTTAAGGGTAAGGATAGGCATATGGGAATAAATAAAGCTGTTTTTGAACTATACGATAAAAAAGGGTCTTTAATATTAAGCCTAAACTCGACATTAACTCGATTTCTAGGCACGCACATAGTAACAGATTATAGCGGGGTGATTACTATTGAAAAACAAAAAAATGAGCAAATTTTTGCGTTCGCACCTGTTATCTCTTACGAACAAAACAGGCCATATATGGTGCAGCCTGTACAAATCTCTATCAAGGACAATCAAATCTTTTACTCAATTGATAACAAGGCCGCTGATTTGGTTAAAGAAAGGTACAAAATCATCTATGGAGTATATTAAAGTATCCAATAAAGAGGGGACAACTATTATCAATGATTCTTTTAAAAATTTAGCATTAAAAGAGGTTGTAACAACCCCTATACAAGGGGCATTCGGGTATAAGATATATAGTTATAATGAACCGCATTTTATAATCAACAAAAAGGAAGATGATTTGGTTTTTGTTGCTCCGAATGGGAAAGGCTCTTTTAACAAAGGGTTTATTTTGAAAAATACCAAGGGCGAAACCGAATTATTGACGCCAAGTTATCAAGAGGGCATATTTAATGGATATGGCGCATTTTCTGATATAAACGGCGTTTTAAACCCTGTTACAATGTGCGGAGTTAGACACTCACCATCAGCCCCTCATAGTTTTAAATGTTATGTATATTCAGATGAGTATAAAACAGGTAAACAAGGCCTTGAGGTTTTCAATAAAGAGCAGAAATTAATATTTTCATCTGAAAACAAGTATCTGAAAATAAAAAAATACATATATGAACCAGACGTTGTAAAAAAATATGTTACTTATACGCGCTGGGGGGTTGCTACCGCCGAGGGCGCAGATTACTACCCTCAACCATTCGACGGTGAAGACCCATACGGCTGGGAGATTAATTATACTGGAGTAATTGGCAATCATGTAGAAATTGCTAGATATACATTCGACAAGCCAATAGCGATATGCCCTATAAGCATTCCCTCATGTCAAGTCGGCGCCAGAAATGGTTCAATATTTTTTTATTTCGCATTTATTGATGAAAAAACTTTTGCAATTTATGCAGAAATAAATGTTGCGCACTCAAAATATAACCCAAATACAATATCGCCAGAAGAGTATAGTTTTGACGATGTATTATTTATTCCAGTTGGCAATAACAGAATGCTTGGCGTATTAGTTACAGAAATTGAATAGGCGAGGTACATATGAACTTTATCAGAAACGAGCCAGAAACATTACACATCGGCGCTGATTATCGTAGAGGTTACGAGATTGGTGCCGATTTTGATTTAACCAACTGCACGGCGGTCATGAAAGTACGCAGCATACAGGGCAAGCTATTGGCCGAGGCCGAATGTGTAATTCATGAGAATATTGTGTACTGCACAATCACAGCCGAGGCAACTAAGAACATAGGCCGCAACTATAGGAGCGGTCAATATGATGTGTTCCTTATTCATGGGAACGATACCACTAAAATCGTAATGGGTGATATGAAATTCATTCATGATATTTCAGCACATTAGGGGGTGCAATAATTATGGAAGATACAAATAACTTTGAATATGTGAACGTTAAAGCAAGGGTTCCGAAAGTGATTGACATTACAATTCCGGGAACGCAAGGCGTACAAGGAAAGCAAGGAAATCAAGGGCCACAAGGACCACAGGGCGAACAAGGGCCAAGAGGTGAGCAAGGTCCTAAAGGTGATAAAGGCGACCCATTCACCTATGCAGATTTCACACCAGAACAGTTAGAGGCCCTGAAAGGTCCTAAAGGTGATAAAGGTTATGACGGGTTAAGTGCGTTTAATATCGCTCAATTAAACGGATTTCAAGGTACATATGTTGAGTGGCTAAAATCGCTAAAAGGCAAGGACGGCGCAAGTGCTACGGCCGACAACGCTCATCAGTTATTGCTACAAGGTAACGTATGGTGTGAGAGTGCCAGCGTTGACGATGTACTCACCGCATTAATCGGTAATATGGGCAAGCCGTTCCCTAGGACTGACGTCAAGCCTTTAACATTTACACAACCTACAAAAGGACAAACAGAGCTATCCTTACAAGGCGAGGACCATTTTAAGGTCAGCCTTGATAGTGGTGAGCCTGTAGCAATTATGAACGGCATAGCGACTATAACAATTCCAGCGTATGGAAAAGATGATATTGTAGTTAATTATTACAATATGTTAGGCGCAAAAGTATCGAATATTACTATTACTGGTATTAAAGACTTACAATTTACTGATAAAAATGGAATTACAGTATTTAAAGAAGGTAACGTGTTAACAATTGACCTTACCAACCAAACAGATAACATCGATAAGAATTATGATATTTCCGATAGACCTGCTTGGGTGTATGACGGCGTTACGGAATTTAAGTTTATTTCTAATTCTCCTAACAAAATTATTGGGTATGCGGAAACTAGCAAAATTCCACTTGATAAGCTGTATGCTACATTAAATACTATCGGCAATCCTAATATCAAAACGATTTACGCCCAATATGGTGAAGTTGGAAAAGAAACGTTTGTACTTGTAATTCGCCGAACATATAGAAGTGTTGGCGACGGAGTATCTCGTAAAGTAACATTTTTAGGGCAACAAACCATAGGAACACGCCCTGAATTAACACGCATTAGAGCCGACTATTTTGCAGTATTAACTGAACCATTTAACGGATACATTTCGGGGTTCGGCAACTTCTACAAAACCGCACCAGATAATGAATAATTAGCTAACATAAGGGGGACACATGCAAGTAATAACAGATTTCATGGGCGAGGCGTGGCGGACGTTGACGGATTCGTTCGTGCTTAAGGCCTTGCTTGCCGTAATCGCTGATGTGGCAATATATATGATTGGCTTGAAACATGTGCAGGTGTTAGGCATATTCATATTATTGGTATTCCTAGACCTCATTACAAAATGGGCGGCGCTTGGGTATAAAATGCTGGTAGACATGGGTGCTAATCCAGACAATCTAAGCATGGCGGATAAATACATAGCCATACCTGCTGCATGGGGAAAAGGTATTATATCCTCAAAGCATATGAGAAAGCCATTTGTAACAAAAGTTTTAACGTATTGCCTTGCCACTGGCGCCGCATGGTGCTTTGACTACATGGCTGGGCAATACGCATTCGCCGTTAATATCGTATGGTTATATCTCGGCTCGGTGGAACTATTGAGCATACTCGAGAACATGAGAGACGGCGGAAATACTACCATATCTGGATTGCTCGACGTGGTTCATGCAAGAGTGGATATGATTTTGAAAAAATAATATAGTGTTATTTGTGCCACGCTCGAGATATATGGGCGTGGCTTTTGTATTGCAGAAACAGAGGTGCATATAATGAAAATTGGTACATATTTCGATGATTACGAATTTGCTTGTAAATGTGGCCGTCATGGATACGATAGCGACGGACACCCTATTCTCGACCATGTGATTGATAAAAGGCTCGTTGATGTATTGGACGCTATCCGTGAGCGTATCGGTAAGCCTATCGAAGTGTTAAGCGGCTATCGGTGCCTAGAACATAATGCGGAAGTCGGGGGCGTGCCTAACTCTCAACATGTAGAGGGTACAGCGGCCGACATTACTTATGACGGCATTAACGTCGATTATCTCGCCGAAGTGGCCGAGGAATGTGGTGCCGACGGCATTGGGCGTTATTATAATCAAGATTTCGTTCATGTTGATGTGCGCGGCTGGGCTGCTCGCTGGACAGACCAAGACTAATATAGGGGGCGTGTGATGTATGAAATTATCAAGAACAAAATTGTACATGCGGTTACTATTCGGCGCGTTGTTTATGGTATTCTTGGCATTTTGCTCGTCTATCTCATTGGCAGCCTCGCCAGCGGATACTTTGAAACAAGAGCCGACTATAAACGTACCTTTGAGCAGCTGGAACGAACTCAAAGGGCGCTTGACGAAAGCCGAAAACTCAATCAACAGCTCAAAGCAAGCATTGCAGCAAGCCAACAACTTAACAGCGACGCAGGGCGACGAATTGAGCAAGCTCAAGACTATCAACGAGAAACAGGGGCAGGAATTGAACGCCTTGAAAGCAATCAACAAGAAACAGGCGCAAGAATTGGCGAAAGCCTCGAACATCTCGACGCAGCAAGAGGAGAGATTGAAAGAGGTCTCGAACTCATTGAGCGAATTGAAAGAGCAAATCAAACGCAACAAACGAACAGAGCAACGCCTTAAACGGCAACGCACAATATGGGGCGTAGTGGCTGGCGTGGTTACAGTTGCGGCGGCTGTTAAATAAAGAGTGGTGATCCTATTATCTCCCTACCATACGAGGGCGGACGTATGGGAACCTGTTCCAAAATGGAACGAGTTATAAAGTAATAATTTATAACTGAAACGCATAAAAGGCCTATCGTGGTTAGTGATGTACTAGCACGATAGGCCTTTATTTTTTTGACTATTTAACGCCTTTTATTTATAGTATAGTAGTGTAATATATTTAATATATCTTATATAATACATTAAATACACTTTAAACACCGAAAGGCACTATTAAAGTAATAGGGTAGGCGGTAGAATTTATATAAAAGTGGTTCGCTTTATTGTACGAGTTGCCCACCAAACTTGTATAAATTGAATCAATGAAACCTGTTCCGACTGGGGCAGGTTTTTTGTTATAATATAGATATGAAGAATAGATAGTATGAAGGTCGGTGGACCTGTTAGTATACGAGGTAGTTA